TTACTAAAATTACTATTGATTATGAAGGTGGTCATGACGAAGGTACATTTGATGAATGTGTCTTTTACAAAGGTGAAAACAAAGTCATAGTAGAATGGGACAAAGTTATGAATGATGAAGATACTGAATTTGATGATGATCATTTCTTAGGTTTAATCTATTCAGATTATGGTAGATTAAATCAACACTATTCATTTGCTTCAGAATATTCTTGTCGTGGTACTGTTACTGTTAATACAGAAACAGGTGACTTTGATGATTCTGGTTATGAACATACAGAAACAGATACACACCATACAGGTAATGTATTTAAGTCAGATAGAGAGGTATTTTAAGTGAAACCAAAAGAAAAGAAAGAGTACTTAAAATGGGTAAATAGTTTTGCTAATCAAAAAACTGTTACCACTAAAACAACTAAAACTAAAAAGAAAGGTAAAGATGAAACCAATAAGAAGTAATGAACTAAACTATCTTGATCAACTTATTGCAGATAAGTTTAGACATAGAAGACAAAACATAAACTCAGAAATAGAAGCTGCTACTCAAAAACAAACTGATAAAAATTACAAATCATTTGTTGATAAGTTAGGTCTTAAAGCAGAAATAAAAGCTTTTAAAGAAGCTGATGATAAACTTAGAAAGTTTCAACAGCAAAAAGAATCTTATGAAGCTAAATTATTTGCAGCTAAAAGAGCAGCAGGTGATAAACTTGAATCTAAAATGAACTCTTGGTCTTCTATTAGAGGATGGAAAGGTAACTATAATGACAGAATGTCTATAGAAATTAAAGAATACGACAATGTAGAACATTATTTAACTAAAGCTTGTAAACAAGAAACAGAAGTAGCTGTATCTAAATTACCTAAATTTAAAGTAAAACATGATTTAGATTTACTTGAAGAACAAGCTAAAAATGTTTTATACTCTGGTAGAGATATAAAAGATGTATGGAAACATTTAGGTCAAACATTCAAAGCTTCTGGTGTTCCAGTAGCTGCACCTAAAGAGTTTTTACAATTAGAAAGTAAATAATATGGATATAGATAATGAAATAAATTATCTAGCTGAAACTGATACTACCTTTGCTGAACATATGGCAGAGGTAGAGTATCAGCGAGATATGATTAAACATTACAAAGGTAGTTATGTAAATCAATCTGATGTAGCTGTATCAAAAGCTATTGAAAATTATTACGCTTCCGAAAGTTATGTTAATTCAATTAAAACAATTAATGCTCTCAATATAGATCTTCTTAAATTAAAAAACAAAAGAAGAACTGCTGAAATGAAAATAGAAATATGGAGAACATTAGAAGCATCAAGGAGAAAAGGAAATGTATAACGAACAAGAACTTTATACTTATATTGGTAAACAAATTAAACATGCTAGACATACTACATTCGAACATAGAGTTATGACTCAAACCGAATTAGCTAAAGCTGCAGGTTGTACCTTTCAACAAATTCAAAAGTATGAAAGAGCTACCAACAAAGTATCAATAACTAAATTAGGTAAAATAGCAGAATATACAAAAAAACCATTAGGTTATTTTATTCCTAATAGTGTAATGGACAGCACTACCATATCTAGTTGACAGCTACCGAAATATACATATACCTAGTAATTATGGCAAATAAGGCACTAGGTGAACAATTTCATAATAAGGTAATACCCCAGTTTGTTAAAATAAGAAAAGACATGGGTATTTCTCAATTAGAAATGGATGAAATATTAGGTGTAGCTAAAGGACTTGTATCAAAATGGGAGTGTGGTATAAGAAAACCAAGTGGCTGGTTATTCTGTTGTTGGGCAGAAGCACTAGATGCCGAAATTGTAATTAAAAAAAAAGAGGTAAAACATGACAGTTAATCCAGAGTTTAATCCTGGTGATATAACAGACGATCCTATTGTAAATGATGTAATTAAAAAAACAATTGATAGACACGTTCAAGGTATGGAAAAGTTTGGGAAGACTATGTCTGAAAACAAAAGACCTACTTCCGAATGGGTAGATGAAACAATCGAAGAACTATTAGATGCTATACATTACTTAACTAAAATAAAAGCTGAGTTTAAAGAATTAGACGCAGATAAAATTAAAGTTAAAGCAGCTCTAAAAGGTTTAGGAGAAGGAACATCTACAAATGAAAAAACAGAAATCCAAAGTTGAAATAGATTACACACCTTATCATGTAAGACAACAAGCATGGTATATGTCATTGCTTAAGTTTTATAAAACTATTGAGTTTAATGATAAGATATATACTGACTTCGCTACTAAATTGTTATCAGGTAAAATGGAAAAAGAAATTTTACAACAATTAGATAGTCTTAGAAGAAAACACAAAAAAATAGAACAAAAGAAATGGGAAGATATAAAACGAAAGGGTGCAACTCGTGTAGGTTTAAGCTTCCGAAATATATACAGGAGTAAATAATGGCAGAACAAAATGAAAGTATACAAGAAATTCATTCAAGAAATAAACATCAAGCTTTACAGAAAAAAAGAATAGAAGTTATAACTCATCTTGCAGGATTACTTGGTGTAACTGAATTAAAATATATACAAACAGAATTACATAATATGATCCAAGACATTGAAAGGAAAAATAAATGAAAAAAGATTTTGATCGTAAAACAGGCATAGGTGGATCAGACGCTACTAGAATCTACAATGGTGATTGGCACGATTTGTATTTAGAAAAAATCGGAGAGAAAAAATCAGACGATCTCTCAGATGTTTTACCAGTACAAATGGGAATACATACCGAAGATTTTAACATTCGCTGGTTTGAAAAACAAACAGGTATTAAAGTTGTAGGTGAACAAGTCTTTATCAAATCTAAAAAATATCCATTTATGTATTGCAATATAGATGGTGTCCTCAATGAAAAAAAAGCATTACTAGAATGTAAACATACTAACGCTTTTACAAATGAAATCAAAACAGCAGAAAAATACAAAGCACAAATACAACATTATCTTATGATATATGGTGCAGATAAAATGTATTTGTCTATGTTCTTTGGTAATATGAAATGGGGACTAGCAGAAATACTTCCAGATAAAAAGTTTCAAGATCAATTAGAATCTGCTGAAATATTGTTTTGGCATTTAGTAGAAAGCAAAACACCACCACCAGATTTTGTTGACTTCAACAATTTTAACGAACAGATAAAGGAGCATAACAATGGTAGAGAAATCATACCCTTACTTACCAGGCAGTCAGAAAGTTGATACTTCAATAGAAGCTGCTGAATTAATAAAAGAAGGTGCTGATACTATAAGAGCTAAAGTATTTAATGTTATTGCAAACAAAGGTAACTTTGGAGCAACAGCAGATGAAGTAGCTGATTTATTAGGGTTATCTTCATTTACTGTAAGACCAAGAGTAACTGAACTATATAAACAAGATAAAATAGAAAGAAAAGATAAGCGTAAAAACAGTAGTAAGCGATCTGCATATGTTTATGTAGTAAGTAAAACTCATGTTAATAATCAATACACAAAGAAAGGTATATAATGAGAACAGGAAAAGAAGAACATTTTTGGATATGGGATCAAGTAAAAAATACTAATCCTAAATATACAAAACCATTTACTAAGTTTGGTGGTAAAGAACTAACTACTATAGATCCAATGTATCAAATACAAGTTATGACTGGTATGTTTGGTCCAGTAGGTCTAGGTTGGTCGTACCATGTTGACTACACATACACAGATAAAAATGTGTTTGCTGAAGTTACAGTTAGATACAGAAAAGAACCTAGCTTAGAATGGAATCAATTTGGCCCAGTATCTTCAGTACAAGCATTGTACAAAAAGAATGGTGGACTAGATGATGAAGCACCAAAGAAAGCAATGACAGATGCTATGACAAAAGCATTTAGTCATCTTGGTATAAGTGCTGATGTGTTTCTTGGTTTATTTGACAACAACAAGTACGTACAAGAAATGAAAGCTAAGTTTGATGCTAAACCAACTAACATAACTGTAATCAATACAAAGGAGTTAAACAATGTTAAACAAAGTAATGTTGATAGGAAGACTGGGAGCAGACCCAGAAATAAAACAAACTAAAAAAGGTGAGTCTTTTGCTAACCTGTCTTTAGCTACTAATAAAAAATACAAAACTAAAGATGGTGAATGGCAAGAAAAAACTACATGGCATAAGATTGTAGTGTGGGATCCAAGACTTGCAGACAATATGCAAAAGTATGCAAAGAGTGGAACTCAATTGTTTGTTGAAGGTGAATTAGAAACTAGACAATTTAAAGATTCTAATGATCAAAACAGAATTGTAACTGAGGTTGTAATACCTCGATTTACAGGAAGCATTAAAATGGTTGGCGACAAACCATCTAATACTAAGACAGCAGGGAATATCCCAGCATCTAGTAATGATGATTTTGATGACCAGTTTTAATAGGTTAAGATAATCTACCTATATGGGCAAGTCCCAAGTAAATGTTTATCAACTGTAGTATGTAACTACATCTGTTGTGAACTGTAGGCGTATGAATAAACTTTGGATTGAGTACGCCTACAGATATAAAATTTGTGACGACAAATAGGTAAGCTAGAACCTGTATGTAACTAGATACTAGTCCTCGTTACAGCTTAAGTCCTGCTAAGTAAGCATCTTTTTAGGTGCTTACTTTTTTTTATGTGAGGTGTGAGCTTCCGAATTTCATAATAACCTTACTGTATGAAAACAATAATATGTTTAAGAGATATATTTAAATCAAGAAAAGTATCTAACAAAGAAGTAATAACTTTATTTGATAACATTGCTGATACTGTAACTATTGATTTACTTAAAGGTAATACTATAGATGCAGCACAAGTTGCTTTGGTATCTAATGTAATGCAGATAGCATCTAACTATAATAACAAGAAATTTGCTATAGATCTTCTACAAGGAGCTTTAGCTGAGCTAGAATCAGATCATTTTATTGAAACAGGCAATAAACTGTCATAGAGCTACGTACACAGCCTTTAAATATATTATACTCAATAATACCGAATTAGGTCTATTTAGCTATCCTGTGGCTTCTCAGAGCCATTTAAATGGTCTAAATTGCTTACTCCATTAAAATAATCATGTATATATGGTACAGCTCTACAATCGTAAGCTTTTCTCATAGACTTCTGTTTATTTTTAAATTCATCAGCTTTTTGCTCTGATTCAAATATTTGATTAGTAAAAATTTTATACAAATTATTTTGTTTCCAAATAACACACCACATATTATTCAATAATAAGTTTTTTAATTGATTTACTTCCATCTATATTTAACTCAAGCTCAGCCATTGATTTTATACACTGGTATTTAATAGAATCTTTTGCATTACGCATTGCGATTCTTTTACCTTTTAAACAATCAGACATTGAGATTTGAATACGTGCTTCTTTAATCTCTCCGTTTATTATCATTAATAATGCTATTACTAACTCTGTCATTAATGACCTCCATTTGCTCTAACTTTATCTTTTAATTCTTCAATATCAGCTAACGCTTTATCTAACTGTTCTCTTAAAAATTCTATATTAACTTTGTTAGTCATGTTCATTTCTTGAGTCTGTTCCATTTTCTC